ATGCTTGGTGCGCAGTACACTGCTCCTTCTATGGTAGGTAATAATATAGTAGACAGGGAGTTTCCTGCTGACAGAAGTCAAACCCTACAGATTAATATGCCAGCTAATCTCCGATTGGATTTAATCTCGTTTAAGAATATCAATTTAGGAAAGAGCGGATTAACTGATGCTTTTCAAATAGCAGGAACAAGTACCTCTGACGTAATCACAGTCGATGAACTCATTATCAAGAACTCTGAGTTTCCCACAATGGATTGGGCTAATGGAGATATCTATCTTATTAATGCCACAACATCCGTAGTCGCTGCTGGGCACACTTTCTCTCCTACTATGTCCAGTACAACTAATGATGTAGTCATTGGCTCTGGTCGTGGAGCGACCAGCTATATAGCAGAGGACATGACCGTTGACCGAATTTTATTATTGCAAAGCACAACAGGTGGTGATGTCATAATAGACAAGCTAATACTGGATGGGGTACGTGCCTGGGTGGGTGCTTTTAATGCTGACTACTTTGAGATCGGAACATTAACTTTAGAGAACGTAAGAGTAGGTGATGATGGTGACATTAACAGTGCCGATTTGATTATAAACTCAACAGTCAAAGTTAATACCGTAAACGATGGAGTCGTTGAAGAGCCAGTGTATATACGTTAGGAGTGTCTATGATACAAGCTATAAAGTTTGCCATGAAGTATAGCCATGTTGTTCCAGAAGTTGTGGAATTTATGGGAATAGTAAATGATGCTAGTCCCGATGGCTTAACTAAAGAAGAGAAGTCAAAGTTAATGTCTAAGTACTGGAGTCTTATAAAGACTATTCAAAAGACAACATAGACTAGGGATGTACTTGCGAGCATCCCTAGTTTTTCCACCAGTTCATGATCTCCCACTTGTCCTTCCTTTGTTCTCTACTTGTACTGTGTCCAACGTGATAACACTTATGTTTATAGCAGTAGTAAGGAGCCAGGGGATCAACAGTCATTACTATCTGGCTTAGATAGTTATTAATTGCTTTTAATGCATCCTCTTGTGTCTTATGTTTAATCTTGTAGTCACAATTCGTAGTAGCATTTTTCATTCTATTCCTCTATAAGTATTAAACTCATATTTTAACTCTTATATATAAGAGTTGAGTTTAAACTCAACTCTTATATGTATATATATATATATATATAGTCTTATACTCTAGCTTGTTCTGTTAGTCCATATACCTTTTCATTCTCCTTGGTACCTATCGACTGAATCTCTTTATTCTTGTACATAATTTTCAGGACATCTGTTACTTTAGTTCTGTCAATATCAAATGTATTTGCTATCTCAGTAGCTGTACTACCTGTGGTTTCATCTATATATTCCTTGACGTATCGGTAGAGATTAGCCTCTTTATCTATGAGAGGAGCAGTCTCTTCCCTTGACGCAAACCTGATAGAGTTGAGTCCGCCTTCATCAAAGGAATAGTGTAGTCCCATAGGCTGTGCCACTGGTATGTCATTTGCCTTTGTGATCTCTAGTAGTACTGCGATACTACCCTTGTCGTCTATGATAGAAGACGAGTGTCTTAGCATAACATCCGCACCAGCTTCGTATTGGCCTGATCCGTAATATACAGTCTCGTCATACTTTGGTGTGTGTGCTATAGCCAGCCAAGATATACCCAGCTTATTCAACATGTCTATAGTAGCTGATGCTACCCTGTCTTCTTTCATATCTCCTGTACCAGCACGGGATATAGAATCTAGTACTACAAATGTGACGTTATGTTTTCTTATGTATTCTTGCATCACATCCTTAACGTCTACGAGTGTAGCTCCTTTACCGTTGAGTACTGACAGGTATGATTCATTTGGGTCTAAACCCAAAGCCTTTGATACAGAATATATTCTTGGGGCTATTGTTGATTCTGGTCTTTCAAGGTTCACATACAGTGATGTCCCCTTACTGGTTTCCCAGTAATGGTTAGTACCATTCTCTATAGCAAGAGCCATCATCATTCCTGTGAAACTCTTGCCCTTACCTGGTTTACCGTACATGATAGTGCCACCACCCTGTAGGACATGTGGCTTAAGTGCATACTCAACTGCACTTTGCTCTTTGCCATTCACAATAATTGGTGCCTGTATTGACAGGAATTCTGGATACACCCTGTCACAGTAGTCGTTAAACTCTTCGACAAGTGTGCCTTTATCTATCAACATCGCAGCATCAGCAGGAGTCGTACCTAGAAATTTGTAGGCAGCATTAGTTAATTTAGTACGTTCTTCCTGACGTTTGATGTTACATATTGTGTAAGCTATCTTTCTATCGTTCAGAGATATAGCCAGTTCAGCATGTACCCCCGTCTTCTCATTTCTTATATCGTGTGCTGAGAATGTAATTGAGTCTAAACCCAAATCTAAGTCTAGTAATATTCCATTATTCTTGTCTCTTCGTAGGCCTTCCATAGTATTCTTCTCCGTATTTTCTTGATTGCCTTGCTTTATTGTTGTCTATTTTATCTATTAAATTAGATACAAGTCCTACTGCTTTAAGTATTTCACCCATGTCAGTATGTGTCTTTACCTTCATCATGGTGTTGAACATCTCTGCGTTTTCTTTCATAACGAGTTTCATTTCTTTATTTAGAACATCGTATCTCTGTTTCCAGAATGGTTCCCACTCGTTATTCATAGGGTGTGAGAGTTAAACTTGTGGCTACGTTGGTTATCGTATAGACCACGGGCATACATGAAACTTGTGCCACCTATAAGAGCATCAGGCAAATGGTTAATAGTGACAGATTCTGACTCTTCCTTTATGTGTATGACCGCACCACCTAGCTGTAAGTCTTCCTTGCGGTACGACATGTCGCTACCGTATCCGTTCCAGATATCTATATTGTTACTTATCATAGAGGCAAGACATCCTATATAAGCTGATATCTGTAGTCCGTCTTTGAAATATATATTGGAACCTGTTTTAAAGTCACATACATATATTCGTCTATTGTTATCAGAGATAACCATATCTATAGAGCCACCGTAACAGAGAGCATCATGGAACACTGGTATCTCCAGTGCTTTAACTTCAAAGCCTAGCTCAGATATCCAGCTTTCTATTTTCTCAAAGCATGTCTTTAATTTTTCTTTGTTCTCTGCTTGTCCCAGATACGCTCGCCAGTTATCTTGACTATCCAAGTATGCCTCAACAGCATTATGGATTCTTGTACCTCTGTCTCCTGACTGTTTCAGTATTCGATCTGGTTCTTTCTTAGCCCTGTCAATTATCTCTTCCATATCAATAGGGAAATCGTCTTCCGCAACTGGATAAGTATTTTGTTTGATATATTCCAGTGCATTTTTCACTGACCACCTGGATATAGGATTAGTACTACTGCCATCAGTGGCACCAGTTATCGTAGTGACTGAAGGTAATTGCAGTCCATCGATATCACTGCCAGTACCTGTAACTATGTATTTATGTCCACGACCTATCGTCTTTTGTTCAACAGTAACAGTGTTTATATTTACATTGACACCATCATCTATTGTTCTTTTATAGCTTTTAGATTTCAAAGTGTTTCTCCCTTTAGTTCTATTTCTTGTATCAAGAATGCCCTTGCTTTGTTCTTTGTAAAAACTTTTATGACTCCTCCCATAGTCTTATTAGATTCTTTTGAGGCTTCTTCCAGTTGCCTGTATGCACTATCTAGCCACACAGGCACAGAAGCCTGTGTGCTTTTGACTTCGTATACTGAGTCTTCTGTCTCAACATCAGTGTGGGGTCTGGACTTATCCAGATTTCGTACCCCACCTAATGTTGTTGCAACTCTACGCTCGTATACCTTGCCCCTATTACGGTTGTTGGCGTTGCGTCTAGTTGTCACTGTATTCACTTTCATGCTCTATGCATGTCCATACACCATCAGATATTTCTATGTCTGCTTTTGATTCACAGACTATGCACATCTCTGTAGTACTTGCCAGTTGTGTCATCCACCAAGATATATTCTGTCCGAATTCCTGTGACTCTACTTCGCTGGCTTTAGCTTCACCATGCTCAGACCTTATAACTTTGAGCCATGCCTCTCTAAATGTTTGGCGTGGCTTGTCATAGTTACAGTTGCACCACTTGTCTGATGCCTCATCTCTATGCGAGTAGTAGATACCATAGTTACCAGAGCGTTGTGCCATTGTGTCATTGTGTACAGGGCACACGATACTTTCTGGTATCTGTTCTAGTGTTGGTGTTGTCGTAGTGATCTTTGGTTCTGGGCTGATAGTCTGAGTTATTACTGACTGTGCCTTTACCTCAGATACTACAGGCTTAACAGATGTTACTTCGGCACCGAGTGACTCAGCATGTTGTACAGTCTTGGAGGCTTTAGCTCTCATCTCATCTGTTATCTCTTCGGCAGGTAACGAGTCGTACCCACCAAGTATGGCAACAAAGGAGAAGTTTAACCTAAATGCTTTACTTGTTGCCCTTGTCTGAGCCATAGACAAGACTGCATTTTCTTTACCATCTTGGGTATACTGTCCTTTGGCTACGTTGCTGTCCATCAAGCACTGCATTACTGCACCACCACCAACACGTTCACCAGTATCTTTGTGTACTAGTCTTACCTTAACCCTGTATCCCCTGATGTTTCCATCAGCATCAAAGAGTTCTTTCTCCCATTCAGTTTCAGCAGATATTCCTGCAAACTTACCGATCATTTCCCAAGCATCTACACGTAGATACTTGTTGCCACCTAGATCAGAGTAATAAACAGGCTGTCCCTTCTTGTCAAAGGTATTATCTACCCTAGACATTAAGCTAGTTGCCCATTCTTGTGCTTGTTCCATGTGGTCTTCTGGCTTTAACCACATAGCCTGATTGTTGTCTTCTTGTTTTACTAATGCGTTATCCATTTTTGTTTCTCCCTTTATAGAATAATGGTCTGGCTTTAGAGTCACTGCTCTTTAGCCACGCTATATTTGCTTCTATCGAATTGGCAAACTCTTTTACCTCCATGCAGAGCTTACATCTTGCCTTGCTTAGTGGGCCTCTTGGTTGTTCTACTAACCAGTAGTGAACACATTTTTTTACCATATATAGTTATCCTCTATCTGTTGACCTCTATATATTGTTGTGTTGTATAATAGAAAAAGCCTAGTCGTGGTCATAGTTTCTCCTCCGATTGGGTTCCTTGCTTTAGGGGCGATGACTTTCTTCCTTGACATCGTCCCTATTTGGACTAGTTATTATATCAGTTAAAAATATTTTATCCTATGGTTTTTACGGTACTCATCTACGACACTTCTCATAATCCTGACACCAGTACCTTTATTTCCTAGCCCGACATTAAATGCTTCAAGATCACCGTTCTTTATCATGTTATATACAGTGTTCTTGTGTACTCCTAACATTCTTGCAACATCAGGTACGCCCATTGCTTCATCTGTTTGATCCTTTTTATATTGGTTCATCCTATCTCCTTACTTTGTATACTGTTAATCTGTTATCTGTTTCTGGATCGCCTTTCCCCCTTATATATGGCTCTATGAATATAACTTTTCGTAATGAGTTAGCTATTCCATGAGCCTGTTTTTTGTAGTGACCAGTAACCCAGTGGGCTTTCATATATTTCTTGGTAGAGCCGTCACCGTGTGTGATCTCGCTTGGTAATGCTTTGCCTTCATGCTCAATACGCCTTAGATTTATAGTCTTTACGTATTGATCTCTGGACTTTGGGTCTTTAATCCTTCGTTTCTCAGCACGACTCATACCACTGTCTTCTATACTTGAAGCCTTGGTATTTATGAAGGCTAGAAACTTGACTATTATTTCAGTCCAGTAGTTGACTGACTCTATGTCCTTTGGGTTACCTACATAGTCTTCACCCTGTAGATCATCGGGCCATTTGGAATCTAGCTTTATCCATCCATGCTGTATATATTCATCATTACCGTTCATTAGATTATCTATTGGTTCATGTTCCTCACAGTGTGTACAGTTATCATGGTGGTTGGCTAATATTCCATAGTCTTGGTAGTATTTCTGACCAATCTCAAAGTATTTTTTTAGATCGCTATATGAAGAGTCTTGTACTGACCACTGTACTTTAACTGGTTCATTGGTATCTTTATCACGTTCTATCGATAGGTTTAACCATCTTGAGTGTCGTCTGGGGTTATTTCTTTTATGGCTTGGATAGTCTACTGGATACTCAAAGACTACAAACATATCGTCAACAGGAAATAAATCCTTGGTGATAGTCATCTCTGGCAGTGGCATCTTCATTGCCATTTGAAATGTCTTGTCTACCCAGTGGAATATAGTAGAGCCATTGATCAGAGCTAAGTTAGTTACATGATCCATGAATGTATTTTCGTCATTAATTCCTATAAGCAGGTCATTATGTGACTGATCTTTTAGGGTGAAATCATTATTTGCTGTATCTATAACACACCGAGCGATAGTAGTCATGGCTAATTTATGTACAACGATAGACTGCCATGTCTTTGAGACAGTTAGTAATTCCTCTATACCTGGATAGACACTGCCCTTACTTTTATAGATTTTTACCATAGTCTGTGCATATTCTCTTTCAAACATTAGCATCAATGGGTCTTTGCTAAGGTCAGTGTGTAGATCGATTGCCGTAGCTTTCAAACTATCTACTATCTGTTGTGCAGATTTATCCTTCCAAGACTCTGGTGCATCTAGTCCATGAGTCAGAGGTGTCTTCCCTACAGCTACTGATTCATTTGGTATTTGGTAGTGCAGCAAATTGTCTATCGTCTTTGTGTATTCTGTTTGGGGTATTGTTTTTGTTACCTCTTCAGGGTTACTCCATCCATACTTTTTGTCTTTGTAAGAGAGACTTTTTTTTCCAGAAACGAATTGAGGTAGCTTTATTTTCATATTGGCATCTCGTCTATCTCATGCACTTCTATTTCTCCACCATCGTTATGGTCGATGCCAGATTTAGGCTCTATTGCTAGATAAACCCCTTCATTTAGTTTCTTTTCTGCCTCTTCTTCAGAGTCAGCTTCAACATATACGGAAGCAAACATAATAGAAAAGTCCATGTTGTATATCATGCTGTCACCGTTGTAGTTATCGGCCTTACCTGTAGTATCCAAGGCTTATTGTTCTTATCTATAGCCCACTCTATGTCTACAGGTTTGCCATATAATTCTTCTAGTCTCTTAGCCTCTTCCCATATAGGATGTAGTGGTGCTGGTGGGTGGCTGTGACTTAATTCACCATCGTCTATTAGTGTTTCGTAAAAATTATCATGCTCTAAAAAGAATGTAATACTGTCACCAGTACCATCCACTACACCACCAACACCTTCTTCATACTCAAGTAGCATCCTATCTGTGCCCTCTACTGGCTCCTTAGTGAAGAGTGTGCCACTGTACATAGCATCTACCATAGGCATGATGATTACTGCTATGTTTGATGGTTCATTACCATGCTCATCTTTAAAGTGGTCACCATATTTCCTTACCCTATCTGAGATAGCAGAGTCTCTTACTTCCCTTACTGCATGTTCTAATCCAGTGATAGGGACGTTGAGTTTAGACTCAAATATCCCTGCATAACTCTGCCTCTCACCATCTTCAGCTAGAGCAGAGGATCGTACTGCGTACTTGGCTTCCATTAAGTAATGAAGCACATAAGGAAATCCTAGACTAATGTATGCCCCACACACTACCTCAGATAGTGCCTCATCAGGACAGTCAGCAGTTATAGCTACCCATTCAGGTACTAGATCAGAGGTTATATTGTGTAGCTGAGTAGCTTTACCCCCTATCTCTTGGTCTAGGTGTACAAATTTGTTATTTTTATTGTGTATATATGTATCTTTACTGTGCGTTGTCATCGTTGTTTCCCTCTTGCAATTCGTATCCTTGCTTCAAAACATATGTTAGTTTGGATAGTTCTTTTGGTTTCTCTATTTCCAGATGCATATCTATCTTTTTACATGTAACATTTACATCAGTCAGTATGCGATTAATGTATTCAGTCATAGCAAATTCATTATTGAATATAGGTGTATGGTGGTTGTGGTTTTGCAATTCAAATATAGATGTGTTGCATTCAGGATTTTTTCCCAAGCGACTACAGTTAACTGTAGTCTCAGCCTTTGTTATACCCATGTCCATTAGCTGTTGAACCCATCCCTTTGGTGGAGTGGTATTGAATTGTACTGTTCCCTGAAATACTGTATTTTCATGATCAGTTGCTATCTGTAGCAGTGTGTCCAGATGTATTTTCTTCTGAGTTTCCATTGTTATATTCCTTCCTTAGTTCCTCGCAGTATCTTTGTATAAGTTTCTCTTGTAGTTGTGTTTCTATTGCCTGTTCGCAATGACCTGTACGTACCTTCTTGATAGCATCACTAGCACTCATCCCTTGGTATACGAGTATGCCAGCCAGTAATGTACCTGTTCGACCATGTCCTCCATGACAGCCGATTTCTAATTTGTGTCCTTCAAACAGTCTTGATATACACCAGACTACAGCTTGGCTGTACTCCATTAGTGGTATATCTCTCATATCAGGCCATTGGATATACATATATGGATGACTTGGACTTGTTAATAGGTCATCGTTGGTAGGACAGTTAGGTGTTGCCAAGAACATAGTCTTAACCCACCCTGAGTCCATGTAACATCCTATTGTTGGCTCTTGTGTAACCTTATTGCCTCTTCTGCCAGACAGATATATCTTGAATTCATCCAGTAAGTGGAACTCATCCATAGCATGTTGACAGTTCTTGAACAGAGAATTAGTTAATCCATGTGTACCTTTCTGGTACTTGGCCTTAAGATGTTTACTACCATTTGTTACATGTGATTCCCATCCATCTATTGCCTTTACGAGATTAACTTCACTTGCCTTAAAGGTATCGAGTTTGGTCTCTGACTGTATGAATACATCAACATTGTCACCACTATGCCTTGTTACCTTTGCTGTACGATTACCAGGTATGCGTACTATGTCACCTGTCAGATAGTATGTTGGGTTTTGTATCTCTTCATCGAGTGTGTCTACTTCATTAAGATATGCATCCCAATCTATTTTGTTTTGTTTCTTTTTGTTCTTTCCCAATATGACTCTCCACATTGCATCTAGTTTATCCATTGTCTTTTAGTTCCTTTACCCTCTTTAATTCACAGCTAGTACATACACATGCTGATTTAATTAATTCTATGTTAGGTTCTATTACTCCTCTTATTGCCCACGATGTGTAGTCGAGTAGCTGGCAGTACCATCCTGCTTGGTTTAAGTCCAGTATGTGTTTGAGACCTGATGTATCCCACCATTTATTGAAGTAAACACCACCGTTGTGTTGTAGACCCCAACATGTATCAACAAAGGAGTGTGGTGTTATTTCATCACGTTCATACATACATAGTGTGTTTGCTATATTAGCCCACGCTTCACCACCATATCCTTTACCCCATTTTGTATCGTCACGGTATGCATCGACTGCCCATTGTGTAGCCAGTACCCCATACCTAGACCTAAACCAGTACCATCCTTCCCATGCTCCATGTCTACTACCTGCCATTGGGCCTCGTAGTGTGTTGTCTTTAAGAGCTTGCTTTAATTTATTAGGCATACCCTGAGTGTGCTTAGCATGTCTTAGTTCTCCACCCACAACCATGTCTGTATACCTCGAGAACTGGTCTACTAGTATGTCAGTATGTCTGTTAAGGAATGGTTCATACTTATCATCCAGTAGATTGCACAGTATTAACATGTAGTAATTAGCAGCAGCCTTCTTTAGATTCCAGTGAGTTCCCTTTAGTTCCCAAGGATTACCTCCTGTTTTCTTTACCTTGGTAGTCTTGGATATCGGTTGATGTCCAACTGTCTTTGTCTTACCTGTTACAGTAATTGGATTGGAGTGCTTTACCGTTACACTATTTATCCAGTTAAGAGATAGCATCTTAGACGTTTGTGGGTCTCCTAAGTAGGAGAACATCATGGAAAAGTCTTTAGCATGACTATCTATCTTGGTCATTTTGTGTACTAAGTTAGTAGTAAACATGGTTACGGTTCCATCTGTTCAAAGTCCGTGTTACATGTAGTACAGTATGCTGTTACATTGGTATAGCATCTGATATTAGTTGGTGGGTTACATGTACAAGACCATTTCTTCATCTTGTTTTTCTTAGGTACTTTGGTTGTAATCTGTTTAATAGTTTCTGCTTTCTTTTGTTCTGCTTGCACCGAGGTATTAGCTTCGCTTATCTCATAGTCAACAAGCTGATCTCTTATACCTAACAACCCGATCCTTCCTAGCACTTCACCAAATGTACTAAAGTCTATGTCTGTAACGTCACCGTTACTGTTAACGATGATGCCCCATCCTTTCATCTCATCTCTGAACAGGGCACTGTGGTACCAACTACCCTTGGCTTTATGCACATCCTGAAATGCGTGTACTGCATTGTGTATGATAGATATAGCTAGTTCTATCTCACTGAGATCAGTCCTTATGTCAAAGTGATGAGGTAGACTTATGTTGTCACCTTCAAAGTAGTATTCACCAGCTTTTTTGAGCCTGTCATCAAACCCTATGATGACTTCAGGCAGTGCTAACTTGTACAGGTACTCATTGACTGCACCGAATATGGTGTATGCCTTGTCAGCTATCTGTTGGTGTTTCCAGTCATAGCTAGTACGAGCATGTTGTTGTATCGCTTTGTTGATACCGCCTACCATACCCATTATTCAGCCTCCGTGATCGTAGCTGTTGCTTCCTGTATTCCCTTGACTGAGATGGTCATCAGCTTACCTGCATAGTCAGTCACCTTTGCACCTGATGGTGCGTTGACTCTTGCTCTTACTATGCATGGTTTACCCATTTCCCTAGCTACTATCGCAGCGTGACATGTTATTGATCCAATGTCAGTAGCTATAGCTGATGCTAGTTTCATGATAGGCACATCCTTTGGTACTGTCATCTCAGCTACCAGTATGTCCCCTTCCTTAAATGTGGGGTCACTTGGTAGTTTAGCTATCCCACTAGCTGTACCTTTCACTGCTCCTAATCCTTTAATTTCCATGTTGTCCTCCTTGGACTCCTTGCTTGTTACGCCAGTTGGCGGAAACTGATTCCAATATATCGAGACTGCTAAGGAATGTCAATGTATTCTCATTGACATTCCGTGCAGTTTTGATATTCATGTAGTATGTTATGTGAGGTATGGGTCTTGCCAGTAATACTTTGGTGCTTGCGGATACAGCTTTGCCTCTTCGGCTTTTGTATCCTGCAGTTTGGGTACTAGACCAGGTACATATGTACCTGTCCATTTGATTATGTCTTCCTTGGTAGTTAGGTTATCGGGCACTAGTTGTGTCACTAGGTTGTCTGGCACAGTGCCTCTGCATTCACCTTCCAGTATCCAATTCATGAGTTGTTCCTTGTCTTGTTCTGTATGGGCTGATATCACCAGTGAAATTGTCATATGAGTATGCTCCTGTTCCGTATTAGGCAAAAAAATAGGGCTATGGTACTCAGCTACCATAGCCCTAGATTGTAGCTCTATTTTGCTTGTCTTACCAAGGCAATTCCTTTACCTCGTCTATTGTGTATGTGAATGGCATCCTAGTGCTGATGTTCTTGCGTCTTTTGTTCTTGGGTAACCTCAATCCCATCGCTTTGAACATGCGATCTAGTGGATCGCCTTGTTTGTTCCTGTTCATTTGAGACGTAGTTAGTTTGTGTTTAAACTTAAACTTGTTCTTGATCTCATCAGCACTTAGCTCGTTTAGCTTGCCGATTGATTCAAACTTCATCGGGCTATCATGGTCTCTTACTTGGTTGTAGCTAATGTGCCCTACCTGTAGGGCATAGTTTGTCTGGCAATTGTCAGAGCATATATGCACTTGCTTTTGATCCTTCGGATCATGAATAGCCAGCCTAGTTGGCATCCCACACTGTAGGCATGGTTCCTTGGCTTCTAGCCAGTTAGGGATTCGTAATTTTGTACTTGCTTTAGGCATGTTTCTTCCTTGTTTAGCTTGCTTGATTCCTTGCTTGATTCCTAGCTAGAGACAAAAGAAAAGCCCCTAGCGGTAGCTAGCTACCGCTAGGGGCTAGTGTCTAGCTAGGCAGAGCCTAGCTAGGAGCTAAGCCCATCTCAGCTAGTGCTGAGATGCCTCTTGATCCTCCATCAGTCGGTAGACTGATGCGGACTCCCTTGACCCCACCTCTGGTGGGGCGAATCTTGATGAGGCCTCTGGCCTCAGCCTCATTGGTCAGGGCAATGACACCTTTGGTGTCAAGGTCGTAGTAGAGGCCACAGGCTTCGTTGAAGCCTGATAGCACAGAGTGGAAAGACTTCGTCTTTCTCTCTGTGCCAGTTGCTTTGTCAAGGTAGGTTTCACCTACCTTGCCGTTTTTGGGGTCTAGCCACCAAGCTAGAAAGTCTCCGACTTTCAGCTTGCCGTCTGGCCCCAGTCCTAGCTTCGCTAGCTTCGCTTTTCCGATCTTAGGCATAGCCTAACTCCTTTGCCACCTTTGGTGGCTACCCTACTGACCTTTGGTCAGTGGCTTATGGCTCCTTTGGAGCCATCCGATGTCGGAGAAATTGCCGACACCATCCGACCACCCCACCAGGTCTCTGTGTCAACTTCGTTGACACTAAGAGACCGCAGTGGGGTAGGATGTCCCCGAGGGGAGGGGGACTAGGGGGAGGGGTTTGAATGCTCTTTCTTTGGGGAGGGGGATGACCCAGAACGAATGTTCGATTTCCGATTCTAATGTCTCGACAGATACTCCGTATCTGGTGTACCATTAGCGAAATTGCTCAGTTGGTCACAAAGTGACCAGAGGTGAATCAACCTAGCGGAGTACCGCTAGGTCAAGGGGTCTAGAATGCTAGTTACTAGAATCGACAGCAAGACTGAGGATACCTACAAAGCACTTAGCCCTAGTCAAAAACGTAGCTGGAGACTGCAGGATAAGTTTCTTTCATGCTACGTTGAGACTAGAAGTAAGACGACAGCTTGTCAGTATGCTGGTGTTAAGTATAGGACGGTCATGAAGTGGCAGAAGGAGAACTACTTTGGTTTCATGGAGAGACTAGATGAAGCTGATATACAGTTCTGTGAGTCGTTAGAGCAGTTAGCTCTAGATCGAGTTAAGATACAGGACGCTAAGTCGAATCCGATCTTGCTCATCACTCTGCTGAATGCTAATCTTCCGACTAAGTACAGGCCGACAGTGATGGTAGACAACGACACAGCTAAGGATGTACTCAAGGAACTAAGATCACTCGCTAAGGACTCGGATACTGACTCGGATGTATCGAATGATAAGAAAGACAAAACTGCTATAGATCAGGTGAATGAGATACTGAACGAGAAGGGGGGCATGGCTTAGCCTTTAATGAATATTGGTGGGGATACCCCTGACAGTTTAATATATATAAAGAGATAGATAAGTCTTCTAAAGACTTATCTATATATATATAGCTTATATATAGTATATATATATATATTAGGAGATAGTTAATATAAGTTGAGTACCGCCCGTTAAGGAGAACCTTGTGAACGAATTCTTTAAGAAGATAAGGCCGCAGATTATTTTAGCTATTCTTGCCCTTGGTATTATCAGTACGGTAGCTTTATGTCGGGATGGTGAACAGTACGTTGCAGTTGTTACTGGATGTACTGGTGGTATCATTGCATTAGGGATGAAGTTATTAGACGGTGAGTGAGGATGTGTGGAGGGGTGACTCCATCCCTTTTATACTGCAACACTGCAACACTTGACGGTAATGTCGGTAAATATCAGTAAATAAAAAGGGAGTGTAATATGCCCAAAGTAGGAAAGAAACATTTCTCATACAGTTCAAAGGGTAAGGCTGCTGCCAAGCGATACGCAAAGAAGTCTGGTCAGAAGATGACTAAGGCAAAGAAATCTAAGAAGTATTAATGGCAACGACTACCTCACCTGTATTTGAGATAGTCGACTTTCATCCTACTAACGAACAGTCAACCATATTAAATTCAAACAAGAGATTCATACTGGTAGCTGGTGGTGAGCAGGCTGGTAAGTCTATGGTCGCTTCCAAGTTCCTTCTTCAGAAGTTTCTGGAAGACGAAAGTCCTGGGTTGTACTGGCTTGTAGCTGCTGACTACGAGAGGACTAGAGCGGAGTTTGAATATCTTACTGAAGACTTTGCCAAGCTCGGTATCCTTGCGGAAGTAACGAAGAGGGTAGACCCGGGAAGGATTGTGTTATCCGATGGGACGAGAATCGAAACAAAGTCAGCGAAAGACCCAAGAACACTCGCCATGCGTGCCCCCAATGGTATCGTTGGATGTGAAGCGTCACAGCTTGATCTGGAAACATTCCACAGAATGGTTGGTAGATGTGCCCCGAAGAAAGGATGGCTCTTCCTTGGCGGTACGTTTGAAAGCTCTCTGGGATGGTATCCTCAGACTTTTACGGCTTGGGAATCGGGGGTAAATGACGAACAGTCATTCTCTCTTCCCAGCTATTCTAATTATCATCTGTATCCTGGTGGTAGGGATGATCCAGAAATAAAAAGGCTGGAGGCATTTTCTAGTGATGACTTTTTTATGGAACGTATTGAAGGGCAGCCTGTACCACCTAGAGGACTTGTCTTCAACGAATTCAGAGCCAGTATACACACAAAAGAAGTTGATTATATCCCACACGAGCCTGTTCATATCTGGATTGACCCTGGGTATGCTGGTGGTTATGCGTTGGAAGCTGTACAAATAATTGACGATAACGTCAGGGTGTTTGATGAGATATATGAAATAGGCATGGTGACGGAAGAGATAATAGATGCTGCTATGACTAAACCTTGGTGGCAGGATGTACAGTACGGTGTGATTGATATAGCTGGTACTCAACATCAGGCTATGCCAGCTCCTGCAGAGGTATGGCTTGCCAATACTGGTTTATATCTTTCCTCACAGAAGGTAGGAATCATGGACGGTACGGAAAGGCTTAAGTCTTTTCTTAAAGTTGATCCTATTGCTGGCTATCCACGTTTGAGTATAAACCCAAATTGCCGTGGACTTCTTTCTGAGTTCGGTGCCGTGCCTAATCCATTCACAGGACAGACACAGGCATACAGGTGGAAGATGGACAGGGATGGAAATATAGTTGGCAATACTCCAGAAGATAAATATAATCATGGTGTTAAAGCACTAATCTATGGACTTGTATACCACTTTGGGTTCAGTTACGCTAGTGATCGACAAAAAATAAAGGTGAAACACTGGTGAGAAAGACTGCAGATGAAATAGTTAAACTAGTTGAGAATCACCGAGATGCAACTTATCCCTTTAGAAATAGGATGCAGGATGATTATGATATATATCGTATGCGTCCATATGACGCAGGCGATGGGTATGAGTCTTATACTTCTAATGAACCACGCACATATGCAGATAAAATCATCTCATGGATGTCATCGGCACAGCTTGTTATACGTATTCCCAATATAGAAGAGCCGAGAGAAGAACGTGATGTTAATGATGCAAAGGAAAAGTTCCTTATAGGCATACTACGTGCTGCTGATGAAAGACTCAGAAGAAGATTACAGCCATCACTACGGGAACAAATGGCATGGTATATAGCTTTAAGAGGCTGGTACGCAGGCAGGGCACTACTTCATACCGACTCAAAAGACAGGACACAGATAGATATTACCCCGTGGGATATCATGCACACTTACTGGGGCGAAGGTGAAGAAGGCTTAGCGTGGGCTTGCTATAAGATACAGAAGACCAAGGACGAGATTCTTCAACAATATGGCATATCTTTAGATGAACAAGATGATGAAACGCCCATTGATATCTATGATTACTATGATGAGGAACACAATATAGTCTGTACTGGAGAAACAATACTCAAACAGGCTACACCACATGGTGCCGAAAGAGTCCCTGTGTTTATAGGTATGGTTGGGCCACAGCCATTAGTACAGAATTTAGATGAAACATCTATCACTGATACTATTTCTGACTACGGAGAATCTGTATATGCAGCTAACCGTGACCTTTATGATAAGCATAACTTTACTATGTCAGTCATGATGGAGATGGTTGCCCGATCTAGGAAGCAGGGTATAGCTATAACTTCAAGAGATGGGCAGAAAACTCTTGATGAAGACCCCTATAAAGCTGGAGCTGAAGTCGCTCTTGCACAGGGAGAAGATATTAAACCTCTTGGACTCATGGAAGTTGCAAAAGAAACTGGTGCTTACATGGGAATGGTAGCTGGCGAGATGCAGCGAGGTGCTATTCCACATACAGTATACGGTGATTTACAGTTTCAACTATCTGGATTTGCTATTAATACACTAAGACAGGGTATTGATACCGTTCTTCAACCAAGAATTACAGCAATGGAAGACGCATATATTCAGATCACACATCTTATCTGTGATCAGTATGGCACTGGAGCTTATGATCCCGTAAGTGTAAGTGGCAGAGACAGGAATCGTGTGTACTTCAGTGAGGCTGTTAATCCTGAATCAATAGGAATGGCTGGCACTCCAGAGATTACACTGGTAAGCCAGCTACCAGAAGACGATATGTCCCGTATGTCTATGGCACAGATGGCAAGAGAAGGCCCGACACCTCTGTTATCTGATATATATGTCAGGGATAAGATACTTGGATTACAGGATGCCGATACCATAGAGGACTCCATCAAGGAACAGATGGCTGAAAGGGTACTTCCAGAAGCATCATTATGGTCTCTTCTTCAGGCATCCGAGAATCGGGGACGATCTGATCTGGCACAGTTCTATTATGGTGAGTTGATGCATTTACTTATGCAGAAGCAGATGATGAGACAGCAGAGTATGATGCCACAGGCACCACAGGGACAACCACAGGGACAGGGCGGGCCACCAACAGCAAATCCTATGGTTATGCCTAATGCTATGATGGGAGTTCCTCCACCTATGCCTACACCACAGGCAGGGCCGAATGTACCACCAGGTTCTCCAAGACCTGGTGGAGCTAACGGTCAGGGTGCTGAACAACAGTTAAGAGATATAGGATTGTTAGGGCCAAGGGAATAACATGGGATTTAATATATGGAGCAGAACTGGGAATGGCGAGATATACGTCAGTGAGATAGACGCATATGGTGATATAGGAGGTAGCTTTAAATTCAATACCAACAATGTAAAGACTACTCCTATTGTAGAAAAGACATCATATGAGCCACAGCTTCTGGGAGTTGGTACTCCTGATGCCCCAAGTACTGTTGATAAGTGGAGTGACGATACTGAATGGCAGAACGATTGGCAGATAAAGAATGCACAGGAAGCAGGTAAGATACCTGCTGATCCTGTAGAACCTATGATATCTCCTAGTGAACCTAGTGGTGTTATAAATATACCTACAGATCAAGGAGAAATACCAGACCCTTTTACTACAGCTTATACGGGTGCAGTATTAAATGAAGTTAATGCTTCTCCTGCAAAGATGAACATACCAGGAATAGATGAAAAAGCTCCCGAATATGTATCGGGTATGCTTAGCCCACCTCAAACTCAGGCTATGTATAAATATTTTGAAGAGCTTGAGGAGCAGGGTATAACAGAAGCAACGATTGATGGTAAGGATTGGAAGGCATTTGAACTCAGTCTAGAATTACCTTGGTATCAAGATATAATTAATGTTTTTAAATCTTCATATACGCCTTCTAAACATAATGAGGAGGGATTGGTAACAGAATCTGGAAGATTTTTATGGATTTTCCCAACAGCAGAAGGGCCACATTTTGCGCATAAAACAAGACAATGGCAACGATTGTATGTAGCAAGAAAAAATCTTCCAGAAAACTATTTTGATCCAATAGAAGAAAAATATGGTAAAGATTGGTTGCTCGAAACATTAAACAACAGGGAAAAGTGGGAGACAATCATAGATTTTGCTAATGCGGAGAGAGGTCTTCCACCTCAGACGAGAGGTAGTGAGAATACAAAGATAACCACCAGTACAGAACTGGGAGATAAGGATGTAGACCCAAATGCACCAGTACCTGTTTTCAACAGGTACGCAGACTTACCATGGAACACTATATACTCTGACTATCTTTCCAATCTTCCTATATCAAGCCCTGCAGAGTATCAATTCAGGGCTGGACAATCGAATGATCTCCATACTTATTTCATGCTGGATGCAAATTGGGATCAGCCCAGAACCGAGGGTTCTGGTCGTATATTTGGTCAGATAAAAGAGGAAAACCCATACGCTGAATTCTTAAGTGATTTTAAAACCCCAACCTTTGGAGAACTTACAGGTGATATCGGTCATGTTATTGATATCATAGGAACACCAATGGATGAATGGGCAAAGATGGAATTTGACGATGCCAAGCTGGAACAGGGAGCTTACAGTGCAGAGGAAATAAAAGACTACAGATTATGGGAGAGGTATAAAGCATCATCTGACGCTGATAAGAACCAGTATCGACTGTCTACTCTTCCTATAATGCAACATACACCTATGGCATTACGTAAAGAAACAGAATCTATATTACACAGACTCTACCAGAGATGGCTTGCCGATCCAGAGAGAGAGGGAGGTAACTATCTTGAGTATGTTGATAAGAATAATTACTTTGGTATGATTAATCCGAAACGGAAAAATATAGAAGAACAAATAGATACAAGTGTTGTTAATTAGAAAGGGGGATAGAAGATGGGAACAAATTATGCAGGGATATTTCAACCGCAGCAAGGTGTATATGATGCATGGTTAAGATCACAGTTAGGAGTTAGTGACAGTCCATTACAATATGCTTACCAGCAAACACAGTCTCCCTTGGCACAGCTTCAGTACTGGTCTACACCACCAGGTGTTAGTATGACAGGGCAGGGAGCAGACCAACCCTATAGACAATACCTGGCAGGAACAGGGTTATTTGGCAATACTACTGGTTATAGCCCACTTACTGCTCAGGGTTGGGCAGACAGGGCACGGGGAATAGGAGCATCTCTAGGATTTAATACTGGTGCAGTAAATCCCTATGCTGATATGGCTGAGGAACAGGTAATGGAAAGATTTGGACTGTTAGGTGGGACTGATGCTGCCCGTGATGCAGCCAGATTGGCACAGGCACCTGTAATGGCTGCTACTCCATATGCATTACAGGGTGAGACACAGCGTATATTAAGTAGGTTGCACCAAGACTGGTTGGCACAGAACACTGGTGGTAATTATCTCCAGTATGCCATGACTGATCCTATGGGATTATGGAGTCGATTTGGTGTAGGACAACAAGCAGCAACATCAGAAGAAGATTAGGAGCCATACATGGCGAACCAATATGATTGGGGCGACTCTGGATCATTTGCCAGTTTTGCAGGTGATTTGCTAGAGGCAAATCCTGCTGCTGCGTATTACAGTTACGGGGAAGAATGGAATACCCCTATGCAGCAACGTCATTACCAGAATCAGTTCCAGAATATTTATAACCAGTATCTTGGTTCACTGGGTGGTTTGTTAAGAGAAGATGTAGGCGGTGGGAGTGTTATACCCAGTGTTACTGATAATACCTTTACTGGTTTCCTTGGAAATTATGATTGGAATGATAGATACGGTTCCCTTCCTCCACAGATGAGAGGATCATTTGAATCCCAGTATAATCCAAGAACCAGGGAAATATACTTCTAGTGCAACCAGAACTAAGCAGAGAGATGACCTCTTTTTACAGACAGAGGCAGTATCGTAATTACATTACGATACTTAATGATCTTGGAATTAATCCGCAGTCACTGGATGAAAGGGCACAGAATAAAGATATCTTCTCTATATCTAAATCATATAAAGAAATAGAAGAAATATTTAAAAAGTATAATCTGGAAATTCCCTCATTCTTTGCAGATTCTATAGATACAAACTGGGAAGAGACTAAAGATATAATACTTGATCCTGATAATAAGCAGGCATCAGTAACTGATGCCAGACGTTTACGTAGTCTGGGATACCAGCGTTTGTGGAACTCTGTTCCCGTAATAGATGAAGACGGTAAAGATACTGGTCTTATTAAAGAGCAGTGGGGAATGCCTAATATAACAGATGCAGCAGGTACCATTGGCCCTGTAGATGCAGGTAAGTTAAAAGGTGTTATAGAAAACAGTGCATTAAAACAGGCTTCTGAAATAGACCAAGATACTGGTAAGCTGGCACAACCTTTAAGACAGGAAGAAGTTGAAGACCCTCATTACCTGACTCCAGAACACTGGCTAGATGTAGCAACAAGATTAGTTGAAGGTGTGGCTGGCTTTAACCCTAGTACAATTGGGCCGATATGGAGAATGCTTTCGCCAGAGCATAGAGGTGGTGGAGAAGGAATACTGGGAGGTGCCCCGAATCCGTTTCAAGCATTTATGTCATCAGAACATTTTGCTGAGCCAGCAAGACCATTTCTATATGGTTCTTGGGATGAACCAGGAGTACAGGAAACAGTAGATCTTTTAGCACAAAGACCTGATGCTAAAGAGGGATTCCTTGGAGATGTAGAGAGGTGGTCAGCAGCAGCAAGGCAGACTGAAGCACGGGGAGAAATTCCTTGGTATAAAGAACTAATTACCAAGGCATTGACTGATCCTATTGAATATATACCACTAGGAGCTGTATATCAATCTACGGGAAGAGTTTTCGGTCTTACAGCACCAAAACTTCTTAAACAGTTATCAAGTATAGAATGGCAGGCTATGGATGCTGCAGCAGCTTTGTATAAGCTATCAGGTTCTCTTGGCCCTGTAGATAATCATCTTATTCCGTTGATTGAAGATATCAGGAAGACAAGAGCTGGCATTAATACTATAGACCCTAATGATTTAAGGGCAACAATTAATCTAAATGCTTATGATCCAGCAGTAAGTATCAGTGATTTCGGTGAGAACTCTATTCGGTTAAGGCAGAATCTTATGGATAGCGGTGTTGTAGAGGCGCAGGCAGATGCACATACACGGCTGATAGCACAGTTCTCATCTAACAGATACGGAAACCCAGACTATCTTGCATCAGAGATACAGGTAAAAAGAGTTAATGACCTTGCAGCTAACAATGCACTTGAGTTGTCTATTGCCAATGATAAGTTAGGATTGCCACAGGGATACTTATTCCAATCATCAGAGAATGTAACACCTCCAAGAGACTTATTTGAGTTTAAACACAACACGGAAATGCTATTAGATTATCTTGAAAGTCCTCTTATAGAGAACTTAAAGGGTAGTGGGATTCCGTTTAAACAGGGAATGCGTAGAAGTGGAGATAATCCAAGCGAATACTCTTTTTCCCGTAACGGTCTTTTAGATGTATTACGTGGTGGTAAAAATAAAACAGGTATTATCTTTCCAGAAAATGCACAACTCAATGAATTTACAGGACTACGTGTTCCAAGAGAGGAAATAGAATGGCTTAATCTTGAGGATTGGGTTGAATCTTTTCCAGGTAACCGTATTACTGTCGGTGATATAAGAAGTTATATAGACGGACAGAAATTAAAAATAGAGCATTACAGTATTATCGATCCGTATGCTGGTACTGTTTTTAATTCGAGTACGTTACCAGGTGCAAGAACTAATGGTACGGCTATCGTGTTACGTCTTGCCGTAGAAGATATGGGGGAAACATCTTTATTAAGACGTTATTATCTTCCTTTTCCTGAAGAGAAAGCAGCAGATAAAATATTAACTCGTAAGGGAACATGGCAACACACGGGAGATCATTATGAACAAAGATATTTAGATGCTGCGATGGATCGTTTTGTTCCTACTCAAATAGGTGCCAGCGATGAATTTGTAGAAGTTCCCACTAATATGTTTAATAACATTCTCATGCACGCCCGTACAAGTAACAGAGTTACAACTACAGGAAGAAAAGCTACTCACGGAGATGAGTTTCAGGCTGATCCTCATCAATCTGAAATGAGGCGTAATATGTCTCATGAAGACTTTAATGAGCAATTAGAAGGTTTTATTGTAGAAAAGACAGGGGGAAAACACGTACTTAATCCAGATGATCAAATACCATTTACATGGACAGATAACAGTGGTGCCATGTGGGGAGTATCTGCATCTGCCAGTGATGTTAAATATAATAATTTATTTAATAAACAAGTATTAAATGATCCTGTATCCACACAGTTACCTGATAATCTAACTCATTCATTTACAGAACAATATACGAGTAATGATTTCTGGATATATCCTGTTAATGATATTGCAAGAAATAAAGTCCCCGATCTATATCAGAATATAACTCAAGCATACGGTACTGGATTACAGGATATTACCAACCTGATGGGTATGGAGTTAGGAGTTCCTGGCCCACTTGGTGGAGCAGATTGGCTTGGTGACTTTGTTAATACAAATATTATGTCACGCAAGATATTTTCATATGATGTTTGGTCAGGGAAGGAAGGTAAAGTAGCAAGACAGCAAGCACGTACTCCTTCTAACTTTATGGATTTATCTATGGTGAGACAGATTAAAGGAGTTAGGGCTAGTACAGAGCATGATCAGTTTTGGATACAGCCTGAAAATTTTCATGATCAGTTTTGGAGGAATGTTGGTGATCCTACAGCGAGACTAGAGGCACAGGCCAGACAACTTGACACTGGGCCACCCACTCTACATGAGATGTTCATACCTGAAGCTATGCAGGGAACTCCTATCATAAGATTAAGATTATTTGAAGGAGATAAAACTCTTCCTTACTTGAGGCACCCCGATAGTGACGGAACATCAGATATAGTCAACGAGTTTGTTGCTCGATTAACAATGAACCGTAAACTAGAACCTCTATCTACAGATATAAGATGGAGTCCAGAGGATATAGCTGAAGGTAAAGCTGGATTTATTATTAAAGAATTAAAACTAGACCCCTTCTACAGAAGGACAATTGAACCAGCAGGAACATGGGGTGTTTTTGATGGGAATAATTTATGGGGAACATACCATAGTAAGAAAGAAGCATCTGAAGCTGTATGGTCTTGGTTAACCAGAACATGGACTAGTAGATTAGACGTTCCGTTACCACCACGCCTTCCCTATAAGGAGGGGTGGGAAGGAAACATTATAAAACATACTTTAATAGAAGCTGCCTTAAACGGATCAGATGATTTTACATGGTCAACATCCAATCATTTACTAAACAGGTATGGTAAAAAGGCAGGAACATATGGCCCAGATAGATACGGAGATGCAGGTATAAGTGTTCCTGGTAGGTTAGCAGGTTCTCTTCGTGAGGGAGTTGTAAAATCTATTACATCTACCATGAGACTATCTGGTTGGAGAGGATGGACAAAAGAAGACTCTATTAAACTAATAGGTACAAGACAGTATGACACAGGTATTAAGTTACTAGACTCAGATTTTATTATGAATATATCTGAATCTCTTGAGGCTTCAAGTTATCTTGGGTATCGTGCAATGCATAATGGGCCTGAAGCAGTAAATATGCATGACGGAATTGGTAACTTAATAAAGTTACAAAAACGTCAATTATTCAATATATCAACTGGAAAACCATATCCAGAACTACCTCAAGATGAGTTTATAAAATATGCTAACGACTTATTAGATATATCAGCACACAGTAATTACAATATCTCGTATTACGATTACGACGAACAGATACGTTATGCAATGTCCAAAGTATCCGAGGATGCTTTTTGGAATGCACATAGTAAATATCTTGACAGCATTATAGATGATCCAAGTAAAAATGCAGATTTAATTGCTGAAGTAAATGATATAGATGGTATAGCTAAAGAATTGTTTGCAGTGGCAGGACAGATGCAGACAAGTAAAATAAAGTTAATAGCTGAATTAGGAAATTACACTAAGAGATATATTAAGATACCAGATAAGATACTCGATACTAATTTTACTACGACTGACTTCAGTAGTACTTATATGGATTCTCAGGAAATTCTTGGATTACCCTATGAAGAATTAAAACCTTTCATAACAAACAGAATTAACTTACAGGCTGTACTGGAAAAAACTGGTATGCCTCAAGGTATATCATCAAGAAACGCAAACACAGATCGTATCTTAAATAAATTAGTACAACTTGTTATTGAATCAAGTGATGATATTGATGGTGCAACAAAGAGACTTATTCATAGTGCAGTAGGTGCAAAACCATACGCTCAACTTGATACAGTCCTTTCAGGTAATTTAACAGATGTACATGCAGTCTCACTTACAGATGATTTACTTGCCATTAATCCTAAAACTAAATTACCCCTGTATAAAGAACTTGGTATAAAGGCAACTCCTATTGGGCCTGCAACAAAGAGGACATTTGGAGAGGCATTAATAAATGTGAAGCATACAATGTTTCAGGTTCAGGGAGGTACACCAAACGGAGGTACTGTTCTTGGCTTTACTGACTTTATGCACGGTGGTAAATATATTGTTAATATCACTGACCATGCAAATATTAATACATATATACATGAGATATCCCATATCTTTAGAAGAAATCTAAGTATGAGGCAACTCGATATTGCTGGTGAATTATTTGTAGGTAAAGATGAATATGCTTCACTGGCTAACAGGAACATATGGCCCAGACAGGCAGAGGAAAGATTTGCAGACGCATTTGTAGAGTATATGGATACAGGGTTTGCTAAAAATGACGAGGTACGTGGGATATTTGCACAGCTTAAGGATTGGCTTACCAGTGTATTCAGAAGCATTAAGGGTTCTCCTGTAGAAGAGAATCTCTCTCCCAAAGTCAGGGAACTGTTTGATGAACTTGTACAAACCAGGAGACCTTCTGAAAGACAGATTAATAGTGCTATACCAGCTCATCTTATATCTAAAGCAATGAAGTTTTATGGACACCGTGTTGATGACTACACGGTGTCCAGCGACCAAAGCAGTAATGAGATAAATAGATTGTTCCAGACAACACAAGATGCAGAACCTGAACCTGTAGTAGCTCCTCTTGTTGAAGAACTTTCTACGGTACAGGATATGGAAGATGTCATAACAGCTAACTTTATTATGGATAACTACAGGAAATTAGCTGAACTTCCAGGCTTACAACATATATTAAAAAGATTTAACCCCACTGTTGCTGCTACTGATCCACTTGTTAAATCATTAATAGGACAGAAGATGCTTCGTGCTGAAGGTGAACAGAAAGCACAGATAGCATTTTCAAGACTTCGCAGGCTTGGTTCACAGGACGCTGTGTTTGGTGGTCTTGATGATAATGGTAGGCTTGTCGGTGGAAAATTAGACGGATTTAATGTAAACGATATACGCAGTAATGTCAGTAAATATGATCATCTTCTGACACAAAAGCAACGTGAGTGGATTAAAAATGCCAATGAGATAGAAGAGGCAAAGTACAGGCTATTAACATCTGAAGGAATAGATATTAAGAAACTTGAGTTTGAAGATGGTGGTGCATATGCAGGTCGTACGGTAATGGGGAAAATGTTACCTACGGGTGAATTAATGTCGGTTGCTTTGGTACAGAGAAGGGTAGGACGTAAGTTAACAGGAGAACAACCAAGATTCTTTGAAACAGAAGAAGAAGGTATAGCTGCTGGATACAGATACCTTAACGATGACGAAACATTATTACGTAATTTACAGGGTGCTTATAACCGTATCGCAGACAAGAGAACAGTTGAATATATAACTAATAGAGTAGTCTCTACACGCACTACAGCACTTCCTGCCAGTATGTTAGAGGCCAAGGGGTTTGCACAATCACGATTAGATGCAGCCAGAAAACTAATAGAGGTAATCCAAAACAGTAAAAGAGGTATGGCGATTACCGTACAGACCCGTAAGTCTATAGAGAAATGGCTTCCTGAGATAGATGGGATGCTTGACGATGTATCTGCAGTTACCTTGGATCAGTTAGTAAAAGCTGGTCGTATAGCAGCCGATCAACCAATGTCATGGACTCCTACAAAGGGGATGATAAAAGCCTTATTTAAGAGAGTAAAACAACTTGAGGATGAAATAGAAGTTATACGTAGTACTGGGGCACAGCCTCCACATGAACTTCTCCAGAGATACAGTACTATGAGAAGGAAGTTAGGTTTTTCAAAACATGCTGTAGCTGAAGCATATAAGAACTATGCTGAAACAGGAGTATTTGAATATACATTTAGTAGATCAGCGACCAGCATTCTGGTTGATGAACGAATAGGGGCATTGCAAGAAGTATTAAATGTAGTTAGAGGTGTACCTATTAAAGTTATAAGAGGGGGCAAAACTGTAACAAGATACAGGGGTGGTTTGATTGAAGACCTTCAGGCAGAGGTACGCAAAGCAGATGATGTGATATCTAAGAATAAAGATAAATTTCAGAAAGCTCATATAGGTGAAGGAGATTTAAGTCTTCAGGTACCTGCATTTGCTGGCAAAATCTTTACACAGGATCAGCCAACTAATCTGGGATTCTTTGTAGACCCTGTAACTGGTGTGGCACGTGAGTACACAGGAGCAGATGTAGCTCATACTATTGGTAAGAGTATGGTTCAGGATGAAACCTTCAATAAGTTCCTTAGTGAAGTTAATACTGCTAACTCTGCATTCAGATTCTTTCAACTAGCTGGTGATATGTCCATGTTTGGAATACAGTTACTGTTCCTGATGGGACATGCTGTATTTCATCCTACCTATATGCCTAAAATATTAAAGGCTTTTGGTCATGCCTTTGTAGACCCCAAGGTTCACGCTAAATACTTGCATGATCATAGGAAACTATTGTCCAGACATCCTGGTGTAATGCTTTCTTCTGGTGGAACTGAGATGACTGAGTTCACAAGGAATATGGCTAATGCAGGATTTGTCAGGGCTAAACCTATAAAAATGGCAGCCGATGTTATAGGACACATACCTACTGTTAAGACTCTTGGTCGTGGTTATGTAGGATTCTTAAGAAGGGCACAGAGTGGATTTGAATCAGCTATAGATATAGCTGGTATTGAGATGCTTAGAACTTTAGATAACTTTGATAGTACTGGTGTTAGGTTAAGTCCCATAGAAACACAGCAAATGGATGACTTTGTAAATGAGTTCAGAGGTCTGGCTAATACTGCCAGACTCGGAACTACAATTACACAGAGGCAGTTAGAAAGCCTTGTCTTGCTTGCTCCAAGATATAACAGGGCTATCGCAGCTATGGTTACTGATATATTCCACAATAATATAAGAGGACAGCAAGCCAGACAAAAATTAGCAAGTGGGGTTGCAGCTATTATGGCAATGAGTGCTGTTTTCTCTTGGGCTAACGGAGAAGACCCAGATGAATGGTGGGAACACTATGATTGGAGAAGCCCAAAGTTCTTTACATGGAACATAGCTGGACAGAATATAGGATTCGGATCAAAGATAAGGTCACTGTTGAAACTTGCAGGTACTATACATGTTGCAATTGAGAGAGGTGACGAAGAGATAGACGTTAACCGTACACTTATGGATATTCCAGGTATGGCATTCTTACGTGGGAATATGTCTCCTGTACTTTCAACAACTACAGATATGCTGACAGGAAGGAGCTATATGGGCGATCCTGTCTGGGGCGAAAGTATATGGGATATAAAGGGACATATAGAGAACTTTACTAAAGAGGAAATAGCTCCTAAGACTATGCCTATATGGGCACAGAGTGTGTTAATGGAAGGAGGTAATGTCAGGGAACGTACACCTCGTGGAGTTGCTGAATTCTTAGGGGGAAGGGGTTATCCCGAATCTTCATACCAGATGATGCAGAACTTCTCTCAGGAAATTCTTGGATTACCATACGAAGAACTGGAGCCGTTTGAAAGAAGGTTGCTGCGAGATGTGCTTTCTCCAGAATTAGAGAAGGTAAACCAAGACCTTATACGAAGAGGAAATAAGAAGGCACAGTACTGGGATGCCCTTAAACTTGCAGATGAAAATAGATATAAGTCTGAAGAAAAACTTCTTTACATGTTCTATCATCCAAGACAGTATCCCGTATTTTTTGAAAACGGAAGACGTACTTTAACACAGGAATATTCCCGAATACAGAATGCTTACGCAATAGCTAGAGCTAGATTAAATAAACAGTTTGCTATGTATCAGGATGATCAGGAGTTTGACGAAGACGACCCTGGTAAGTTTATTATGCAGGAGTGGTATGAGTTGTATGATCAGGCTACCTATGGCTATGACCCAGATGTAAAGGATGAAGGCATAGGTGGAACATTTGATCCTGTACGATTAGCTGCCTTGCAAAAGAAGTTCTGGAAGAAGACCCTTCCGAATGGTCAGAAGTATACTGAATACGGAGATTACATACGTAGAAATACTGTCACTACAGAACATCCTCCTGGGTATTATAATCTGTTAAGCAGAAGTACTGTATCCAGATGGAGAGCAGCAGAAGCTGCTAGAAATGAGTTCCTAGATGGCAGGGGAAACTGGGCTACGGTACTAAAAAAGAAATAATTTGCTATTATATAGTTGACATTTGAGTTTAAACTAAAAGATAATCGGGGGCGATATGACTACAGAATCAGATTTTTCAACATTTACAGAAGAAGCACAGGATATTCCTGACACGCCACTAGTTAGCGAAACTGTTACTCCTAATGCAGATGAAACTTTGGAAGCTCCCTCCTCTGAGTCTCCATCTATTTCTGAAATAACTGATGTAGAACCCGTAGTCAGTCAGGCACCTGAGACCACACCTACAAGTATGGAATCAGGTGCCTCTTTAGAGGAAATAGAAAAAAGAACCAGACAATTAGAAGAACAACGTGCAAAACATGAAGACCTTTTAGCACGAGACCGTACTATAAAAGAGCTTGAACAAGAAGCTATAAATATGGAAAGGTCTCTAACAGAACAGGGACTTTCGGATCAGGAAGCTCAAAGACAAACAATGTCCCATCTTCAGGGAAGAGTTAATGAGATTCAGGGACAAAGAAATCTTCAGGCACAACAACAGAATTTACAGGGTAAGCGAAATGCCTCTTTACATTTCGCTAAGAAATATAATCTTGGAATAGATCATATAGCCGAACTAGAAACTGCTGCTAATCCACAGGATATGGAAATAAAAGCTAAGACTATATCTGGTATGGCAGCTAAAGATAAAGAGATAGCTGATCTTAAAGCAAGATTAGCTCCAGCACAGGCATTTGACAGCAACACACCTACTCCAGCAGCCTCAACAAATGATGAGAGATTACTGGATGCGTATCTTGCTGGCGATAGGTCTACTGCAGCAACGGCTGCAGCAGCAAAATTATTGGGGATATAGGAAAAGGGGGGCGTAATGGCTCAGACAGCAACAACGGGCAACCTGGAATCTGCCCAGAAAATCATCATTAGTACAGCTAGATATACGGAAGAGCATAATGCTCCAGCACTAGCTTTGATTGAGCAGTTTAAACTGCCAAAGGGAGCCAAGCAGGTAACCGTTCCCAAAGTAGGCACAATGACAATGAGTGACCTGCAAGATGGACAGGACATCATAGACGAAGAAGATATTGGAATGAGTACTGTTGACCTTACAGCAAGTGAGGTTGGAGCCAAGATTATCCTTACGGATAAGCTGGTACGACAGATGGCTCAGAATGTCTTTGCCATCATAGGACGACAGCTTGGTGATGGTATGGCACGAAAGAAAGATACAGATGTAATTGCTCTTTATACCAACTTAAACAGTGGTACTAAGCTAGGAGCAGATGGTCGTTCTATGACTGCTGCTAATGTTGCTGCCATTATTTCTAATGCCAAGGCAAATAAGTTTGGTAACCAGCTTTATATTAACCACCACCCTAATGCTGTTGCTGCCCTTGCTTCAGAAGCAGCAACAGTACATAGCACAGCAGGTGGTGAACTTACATCTGGATGGAGCGTAGACTTGCTGAAGAATTTCTACAGCGGTCTTAAGCCAATTAACGGTGTCAGTATTTTTGAAGACGGAAATATTGAAAAGGTTACTAGTGTTGACTCTGGTATTGGTGTTATAGCTGATAAGTCTGCTATGGCTGCTCTTACCAGTATGGATACGAGGACAGAGCGACAGAGAGATGCCTCTCTTCGAGCAACTGAAGTGGTAATGACTGCTGACTATGGTGTATTTGAACTAGATGATACCCGTGGTGCAGGTGTTACATTTGAAATTGGTGACATTGCTACTTCTTAGTAGGAGAGACAAATGGTAGGGATAACTGAACGTAATAAGCAAAAATTAGAGTTAGTCAATCAAGGCTTCTCTATGCAATACATAGATGAGTGGCAACCTAAAGCTACTCTATACAGGCATAGACCTAGCTACACTGTTGATGGCGAGATATCTGAGAAAGTTGGATCAGTCACAGCAGGAGTTCCTGGCAATCCAGATTATGTATTGCGTAAGGCTAAGATCGGTTTATTCCCTTGGATGCCAAGTAATGAATGTGAATGTCAGTGGTGTATTGTCACTGACTGGAATAAAGAAAAACCAGAAGAGGCAGTTGTAACGATTGACCGTGGCTCCTCTTCTGGTAAAAAATAACGGTTGGTCGCAGGGGTAAACCCTGTAACAAGTAACCTTTAAGGAGGTTCGATATGTCTTTTCCGACAACAGTAGGTGGAAGTTATGGATGGGAAAAACAAACTACATCAGCACAGAGGCAAGTCCTTGGGGCTGAGATGGCATTTCCAGATGGCAGAAAGTACAGATATGTAGAGAATGGTGGTACTGCTATTGAGGAAGGAATGCTTGTAGCAAGTGAAGCTGTAGAAGCCCAGCATGACGAAGACCTAGCGGTAGCAACAACTGCTGCTGGTTCTAGTTCAGTTACGGTCACGCTTGGCTCAACTGCTGCTGCAAAGAATCTATATGCAGAGGGATATCTCTTCTTTAACAAACCTGTGCTTTCAACAGCAGGGTCAAGAGTCTTTTACAAGATTAAGAGCCATCCTCAAGCTGACGCTGCTGCTACGTTGGCTCTGACTATTGATGAGCCTGATGGAACAGTTATCGCAGTTACTAACGGCACAGAGACAGCAGGACTAATTAAGAGTCCTTACAAGGACATCGTAGTCGCTCCTGCTGCTACAGTGGGACGGTATGTTGGAGTTTCACCTTGCCAGATTGCTGCTAACTACTTCGGGTGGGTACAGGTTGCAGGTCTGGCTGTAGTTGCTATGGATGGAACTAATGCTATGGGAACCTTAGTTGGTTCCAGTGGTACACACGCTGGCTCAATGATTGCTGTAGGTGCAGACGTAACGTCTGCTGTTGGCAGAGTACATGGTAAAGTGGCTGTGAATGATGAGTATCACACCGTTATGTTGCTGAATCTATACTAGAGTGAATCCAGTAGAACTTTGGACTCCTCAAGGCTCTAGCCTTGTTTCCTCTGACATAGGAGGAAACAATGCTGAGACAGGGGAGTCCATAACTATCCACACCTTTCATTTCCATGACAAGGAAAGTGGAAGAAGGTCTGTAATAAAGATTCCTGTAGACTCATCGGTCTCTCAGGCTCATATAGAAGATATGGCTGCTCAGGCACTAGAGAGCTGGATTTTAGAAATAAGAACTGACGGTAAGAAAAAGAGTCCAACACCTGAACAGAAGAAAGAAGCTGGAAAGGCTATTCTTGAATTTAGAGAATATACTTTTAAACGAAGAGAGAGTACGAACAATAAAGTCTATTATAAGGGGACTGAATTATGACAGAGCCTATCATGCCTACAACTGAAGATGTAAATGCAGTGCTTAATAGTAATCCTACTGCACAGATGCAATTACAGATTCAGATGTTGACCAGAGTATTACAGGAAAGGGATGTTGAGATAGCATCTCTTAAAGAAGAACTGGAATCTAAGAATTCTAAGAACGGTACTGGTTCAACTGAAAAACTAGAAAAAGTTACCTAATGGGGGTTAACCGTGGTTATACAGAAACGTACTCGTCAGGAGCTGAGACAGTCCGTAGGCTATAACCTTGGTGCTTTACATGTAGGTACTGCTACTTCTACTCCTGGTTCCTCTGGTACTACGACTTTAAACGATACCGTTCTATATGGTGGTAATGACGTTTATAACGGACGATACGTCTGGTTCTATAATGATGTCGCCCAATCTACTAATAGAGAAGTAGAAAGAAGAGTATCTGATTATGCTACAGGAGGCACTGTAACTGTTCAGGCTTTCCCTGCCACAACTACTGTCAATGACAAGTATGAGATGTGGGACGGATACTCACCTACCCAGATCAATGAGTTTATTAATCAATCAATCCTTGATGTTACTGGTCAGGTATATGATCCATTAGAGAGTTTGAGTTTACACTCAAATGGATATGATTCCCGATTTGATCTGCCATCTGACTTTGCTATGGTCAATAAGATTCAGATGCGAGATAAGATGCAGTGGACTAGCCTTCATACCTGCGGTACTGCATTTGATGAAACAGTAGATTCAGATATAACAGTATCTGTGGATACAGAAGACAAGAAACAGGGTACTGGAAGTAATAAGTTTGTTATTGTTTCAGGTGCTTCTGCTGGAGATATAGCTACTGATTCCATTACTAGTAAAGATATTAGTAAATACGATTATATTGAATGTTGGGTGAAGAGTACTGTTGCTACATCTTCTGGTAATCTAAAGATATTACTTGATAATACAGCTAGTTGTGCATCTCCGTTAGAGACTTTATCTATCCCTGCTCTATCAGCAGATACATGGACGTATGTACGCATCGCTCTAGCAAATCCTGAAACTGATACGGCAATCATATCTATAGGCTTGGAATATGATGCTGATCTAGGAGCTTGTACAGTATGGATGGATGATATTAGGGCAGTTGCTAACAACACCATTACATGGGAAGACGTACCCAGCCAGCTATGGAGAGTTGATAAGGCTGCTCAGGATATTGTTTTCACTACTGATGGTGTGAGCTATATGGGATATAAACTCCTTAAGATCAAGGGTGGAGACAAGCCTGCTCTCCTGACATCTGACTCTGCTACATGTGAGATAGATGATGGATATGTAATTAATAAGGCTACAGCACTTGCGTTATCGTCTACTTCAGGAGGGCCGACAACTGATCCTGATGCTAAGAGACAGCAGGCAGCATTCTATTATGGTATGTCAGAACAGAATAAAAGAGCATTTCCATTTCTTACTAATGTAAGGACAGCATCCTAGTGGTAGCAACAGTAATAGAAGAGAACGAAGTATCTATTAATGGAGTCTATTATCCTACGAATAGACCAGTACAGGCAGTACTGGCCTCTTTATATCCACCTAAAGTTACTATAGGGGATACATCCAGAGACTCACAGACAAGAGCGTCTGTTATATCCTGGGCTGATTGGCGTGGTGGTCTTGGTACAGAAAGAATGGAAGGTGCCGTAGATGTAGACAAGACATGGTGGTCTACAGCACAGCTTAGATATAAGAGACATTTAGTATTACCACCTCTTGCTAATAAGACAGGAGCAAATGGCACATTAGCATCAACAGCTCATGCTGTAGCAGGACTAACAACAGCCGTAATCGGAGAGATTAGCGATACGATATATGCTACCTGTGATAACAAGGTTCTCAAGTATGTATCAGCTACAGATGTTTGGTCGGTGGTAGCCACTCTTGGTGCCAATGCAACAGATACCTTAACAGTTAATCTTGGGGGAACTATATATATTATCTTTGCTCATACTACTGGATATACATATAGTGATCCATCCGATCTTACTTCATGGACTGCTGATACAACTCATACTGCAAAGTATATGGCATGGTGGAATAACAAACTGTATTGGATTAATAATGATGGTCAGTTATATAACGCTACTGCTCCCAATGCATCTCCATCTACAGATGCATTACTTCCGTTACCTGCTGGACAGGTAACTGATTTATTCACAGCAAGAGATTCTTCTGGTAATTCAATACTGTATGCCTCTACCAAGGTAGGATTATTTGCACATGACTCTGCAAATACCAAGTGGGTAGAGACAGAGGTAGACTTTCCATTCCATCCATTTAATGGAATGGGAACTAGAAGATGGAGAGACTCTGTATATTTCCCTGCTGGACTTGGGATATACAAATATATAAATGGTTCTAACAATGCAGTTATTACTACAGTAGGGCCTGATAAAGATGATGGCCTACCCTCTGAGGCTAGAGGAACTATTAAACGCCTAGATGCGTCCCACAACGAGCTTCTAGCGATGGTTGATGCTACTACTTCCCCTACAGTTCCCAGTGATGCCGTTACTGGTAACTTCCAGTGGAGTGCTGTACAACACGGACACGGCTCACCAGTTATGCCAACTGATACAGGTACAAGTGGTATCTATGGCTATAACGAGATAGGTTGGCAGACCAAATGGTATGCTCCCGATGCAGGTAAACCAATACTGGATACCCATGTTAGTAATGCACATGATGGTTACAGGCTATGGTGGGTATTTGATAATGATGTCTATAACATGAAGATAGCATCAGATATTATTAATCCATCTCAGCTTGCTGACTTTGAGTATGCCAAGTCAGCAGAACATTACACTCCTTGGTTTGATGCAGGTCAGGTAGAAGTAGATAAGCTCGCATTGAGATTAAAGGTAGAGGCAAGCGATCTAAGTGCTAATGAAAAACTAACAATATATTATGAAATAGATCATGCTGAGGAACCAATAGCTATACAGATAGGAGATACCGATGTAACTTCAACCACTATGGGGGCTGTGAAGGGCGTACAGACGTTTAACTTTGGAGATAGTACGTCAGTATTAAATGGAACAGCATTTAGGGCTATACGATTTAAGATAACTCTTGAGAGAGAAGACTCTGATACTGATGCAGCAAAGAAATTATCTCCTGATCTTATATCCCTTACTTTTGAGTATAGAAAGAAACTGGAATCTAAGTGGGGACATACAGTAACGGTAGATTTCTCTGATGATTACAAGGGTAATACTCCTATGGAGTTACGTTCTAATCTTGTGACTGCCATAGAAAGCAGACAGTTAGTTGAGTTTACATTCCGAGATGATAGTGGCGGTACCAGGAATTACTATGTGGATATAGCATCTGCATCTGGTCTTGAATATACAGGCTATGATGAAAGAGGACAGTCACAAATATTATTAGTTGAGCCATGACGACACAGACAATTCCAGATATGCCTGATTCGTGGGAAGGATCAGAGCCTGAATGGATTACATACAGCGTACTTATTCAACTTGGTAAAATACCAGATGAAGATTTTACATATCAATCTCCTCTTATGGGAGGAAGATTAGATAAAGGAGGGACAATAGTTGACTTTATATTCAAAGACCCTCCAGACTTGGGAATCAATGTACAGGGAAATTATTATCACTATGGAATGGGAGTCGAAACAGCTACGAGGGATGTAATGGCCCGTGTGCAACTTGCATCACTTGGTATTATATTAATATTTATAGATGAGAGTAGCTTAGAAGAGAATCCTTTCTATTATGTACGAGAGGCATTAAGATACAGAGACCATTCCAGACTAGGCGGTAGGGGGCTTTAATGGCATATGACGATATAGTTTTAAAAGGTTATGTATATGATGATGCTGGTACTGGCGTTAACGGTGCTACTGTAAAGATTTACCAGGGAGACTCTGCCGATACTGCAACTCATGGTAGTGCAATAGGATCAGGTGATACTACAGATAGTAATGGAGAATGGACTATCACCTCTTCTAACAGTGCTACAGATGCTAATAACAGACTTGACGTAGAAATTACCTCATCTGGTGGAACTTCCAAAAGACGTATCAAGTATAGGGATTCTATACAGGTAGAGAATCTAGATACAGAGAAGATAATAATAAGAGCATCTGATACTAATGCTGCTGTTTTAAATTTCTTTGCAGACGGAGCTGCTGATGCAGGGGATTGGTGGAGAGTCCAAGCAACTGATAGCGATACTTTTGCTATAGGTTCAGACAAAGCCTCTGAAGGAACCATCATTGACTATATCACTATCACCAATGGAGGCGATGCAGCTTCATCTCTAACCGCAATCGGTGGAAGTCTGGTTATCGGACATACAGCAAAGGAGACTATATCAATAGATGGGTCTACTGATCTTTCACCTGGATTTCAGATTCTTGGAACTGCTGCTGCTGATTCATCAATGATGCTGGCTGCGTTCTCGACCACAGCAACAATTGCAGGTTCTCCGATTCTTGGTTTCGTTAAGGGTGGTAATGCTACGATTGGTTCCCATACTGTTGTAACTGATAATGAGGAACTAGGTAATATCGTAGCTTATGGTGATGATGGTACAGACCTTGAAGCCATAGCTGCACAGATTCAATTTGAGGTAGACGGAACTCCAGGTACTGGTGATATGCCAGGACGTATAGTCTTTGCAACAACTGCTGATGGTGCTGAAGTAGCAACTGAAGCCATGCGGATTGATAGTTCTCAGGATGTTTCCCTACTTACCGATAGCGTTGTTCTTGGATTCGGTGCAGATAAAGACACTACCCTAACCCATACAGATGGAACTGGTTTGACTTTAAACTCAACTAATAAGTTGACGTTTGGAGATACTGGAACTTTCATACACCAGAGTTCAGATGGTGTACTCACTATAGAATCAGACACAACTGTAGATATCAATGGTGCTGTAGATATTGATGCTGGTGCTATAGATGGTGTAACACTAGGAACAAATTCAGCAATAACCAATGCAGTTATTGATGACGTAGCAATCAACGGCAAAGTTATTACTATGACTGGCGATACCAGTGATACCGCAGTATTTACTGCAGGAACTGACGGCACACTAAGTATAGTAACTACGGACGCAGCAGCAGCAGCAGCGAACATACAGATAACAGCAGACGGTACTGCTGAGTTGGCAGGAACTACTGTCACCTTGGATTCCGCAGCCGACATAGAACTAGAGGCAACTAACGATATCAATATTCCTGCT